ATTAATGTATCTGACTTTATAAATATAAAACAAGTAAATTATGGTCCTTTAAGTCTTAGGTTATTATCAATACAAAAAGACCCAGACCCACAATACGAACAAAACAAAAAACCTTTATTACAAAAGTATGGTTTACCAAAAGATTCAATAGCATTTGATAATGTTAGAAAGGATATTTTAAAATATGTATTAGATAACTATACTTTTGACCAAAATTATGAATTTACTGTTTATAATTTAAGTAATAAATATCAAATAATTCAAACTAAATTAGATGAAATTTCGTCTCAACAAAAAACATTACAAAAAACTCTTGGTGATATACTAAGAGCTGAAGTTGCTGGAACACTTGGTTTTGACCCAACCGTCCGAAACATAATTAATATATTTACAACAGCTGTTGAAGTGTGGATGTATGTGTTATTTCAAGTATCAGCAGCTGCTGGTGCTAATCCAAATGATGATAGAACAGCTCAATTAAAGAACTTTAAAGGGGATTCAACTGATTATAAAGAGAAAGCGAATGGTTCAACGTCTAATAGTGGCCCAGCTGGAAATTTAACCCCAATATATTATCCATGGCCAGATTATAGAGTTAAAGATGCTAAAACTGGTTGGGTTGAAAAATATTTAGGGGACCCAATAGTTGGGGTTAAGACTCCCAAGGATGTTGATGAATTAGATTTTATGAATAACTTGTTAAATGCTTTTTTAAAAGCTGCTGCTGAGTCTGAATTAGCAAAACAAGCATTAACAGAAGCATCTCAAAATTGGATACCAGTTAATCCATTAGATACACGTTTATTTACACCAAATTATCCTTACAAAAGAATAACTGGTAATAATGTCAATGATGTATGGACACTTATGTTGATTAGAGCTATGACTTTTTTAGCTTTTTCAAATGATAAATTAACATCAGACGAAATTGTTGCTATGGCTAATTCAGAATTAGAAGCTATCATATCTGATATACCAAATGAAAAGGTTGTTGATGCATTACAATTTTCATCAACTGATGATATACTTAAATTACAAAATAAGATAAATGATATATCTACAGATATTATCGAAACAGATATAGTTGGTGGCCTTAATTATTATCGTTACAAATATATTGGTGGATTAAAGAAAGTAATACCAATTAATGATGGGTTTACTGGTCCTTGGAATACAACACCAGCTGGATTAAAAGAAGCAGCGATAAATAATTTATTTCTAACAAATTATACAACAACACCACTTTCTGATTCGTTTGGTAATTTGTTAACAAAAATTGATGATGGTGGAATATATATAAAAATACTTGATAAAGGAACTTATTATAGCCAATCAACAGCGTTCCCTTTGATTAATTCTGACTTACCAGCTGGTAATGTTTTAGATTTAGACATACTAAAACAACCTTTAGCTGATTTTCAATTTGATAGTGTAGGGTTTAACGCATTAGCTTGTACTTATGGTATACAAGAATTCACAAAAATGAATTATAATGTTGACAAATTAGAAAACGCACCATATATGTATATGTTTTATCAAGATGGTAATTATGATAGTGAAACATATAATAAAAGTAATGGATTAGGTCGTAATAGAATTTTTAACCCAATAAAGGTTGATGATAATTTACTTAACTATTTCACAACAAAACCATCAAAAGAAGTCACAGATAAATTAGTAACACCTTATGATATGATAGGTACTAGTGTATTCAGAGTACCAAACTTATATGACGATATTATCCCATATATTGATGGTGATAAACCGATGCATAATGATTATGGTAAAACAAGAACACTTATAAATGAGTATATTCAGGGCGATTCAAAAATATGTTATCCATTTATAAATTTTCAAGTTAATGTTTCTGGCGTTAAAGCAAATAATTCTAAAAATTTAGCACCAGTTAGTTTATTTGGTAGTAGACTTTATTATGAACAAACGAGTGAATATTCAAAAGCTTTGTTGTTTCTACACACTTTTCCATGGAATGGATTGATAACTGATAAAAGAAATGCTGGTATTTTTGGAACTGGATTGTTTGATTTTCAAACACCAAATAGAAAAATATTTGATACACCAGAAATAATAAATACGTTTGCTAACAGAGCTGGGTTTGTTTCAGCACCAAAACTTTGGGTTGCATTTATTGGTGCTATGTTATGGCGAGCTGACATACAACCACCAATAAATGACCCAACAACTGGTAGACAAATAGAAGGTGGTTCTGGTACTAGTGACCCTATATTATTTAGAGGTACTAGTGGAACACAAGCAGATGAATTTATCCCAACATATAATCCATCAACACCAGTACCAACAAAAACAGAGTATATTACAAAAGGACATAGTTCATTAACAACATCTGCTGGTCAAATTGAAAAAGAATTTCCAAATTCTCAAATGATTTTTTCAACTAATAGTGAAAATTATAAATCATTAGACCCAATGTTAATAAATCTTCCAGAACAAGCCAAACAAGCTTTCAAACAAGTGTTTTTTGACTTTGTATCTTCTAGTGATTTATCTTCATTATCAGATTGGGAAACGATAAAATCTCAATTGGAAATTTTTAACGGTACGGGTTCTCAATGGGTTTCAACATACACTACAACACTAACAACAGCTAGTGTTGTACTAACTGGTCCACTTAATGGATTAACGGTATTACCTTATGCTTCAACAAGAGCTACATATACCGTTAATAATGGTACTGGTAATAATTTTGATAATTATATATTGTTTGCTCCGTTATTAAATGAAACCTTTTTTGTTAATAATTATTTATTAGAATTAAGAGATAGTACTACAGCTATGAAAACACTAATGGATTTATTAACTAGTGAATTAATAATAACAAATACATCTATACTGATATGGCAAGGTAATAATAGTTCAGCTACTGGTAGTTTAACACAATTAACTGAATCGGTTTTAGCTTCCGCTGACGATTTAAAATTATATATTGATACGATAGTTAAAAAGATTAAAGAAAATAAAAATTTATTATCAGCTTCTGGTAAAAAGAAACAAAGAGAACAAGAAATATTCGGAACATCTGATGAATCATTGATTAAATTTCAAATGTATCGAACATGTAAAAATACATATGATAAATGGATAGGTGGTTCTGATAGTGCTGATAATTTAGTTTTTCAAGGTGCTTGCAATGGAAGAAATAGTTTAGATTATGAATTAGCAAAATTAGCTCGTAGAACAACACCAAAACTTATTGATAGCTTTAGATTCGTTACTAGGTCATTTAGAGACATTGGTGATGAAATGGTTATAAACCCAGTTCCAGTAAATCAATATTTATCAGATAATCCTAATTCTAGTTTTTATGATGCCGTAACTAGTCTTTTATCTTCAAATAACTTTGATTTTATCCCGTTACCAACGTATATTAATTATGGTGATGAAGCGACTCTTAAATCTATGTTCAAACCAATGTCTTCAGTACAAGCCTTTAAACAAGGTACTGTTGGTCCATCGTTTGTTTGTGTATATGTCGGTCAAACTTCTAAACATTTGGATTTTGGTGATTCAGATTACAGTAATGATGGTTTTGATGTTAGATGTGATTCAGATGGTAATATGATGGTTGGATTACCAGATGATTTTTCTTTATCAGCAGCTTCACATGAGAACAATGTAGCTGTGTTTGCTGTTAATTATGGCCAACAAAATCAAAATATATTTAAAGATATCACTTTAGACCAAAATGAATTTGCTGAAACAGCTGAATCATTACAGATAACTGATGATATCGCTAATAGTGGTTCTGAGAGTAATAGGAGTTTAGCTGGGCAAAATATATTTAACGTATATTCAGTTAGAAGCTATAAAACAGAAGTTGAAATGATGGGTAATGCCATGATTCAACCAATGATGTATTTCCAATTGAATAATATACCTATGTTCCATGGTGCTTATATGATAACACATGTTACACACAGTATTAAACCTAACCATATGTCAACACATTTTACTGGTGTTAGAATAAGAAAGGTTGAAACACCATTAATGGATGTATCAGAATTATTTATGTCAATGCTTGATTCAATTGATTCAGCCGATATCAAAGCTGCTGAACCTACAAGAGACTTTGGTAGTACCTCAGCTAATAATAGTGGTTCATTTAAGATTCCAAATACAGTACCGATAGCTGATTTGAAAAATAAGATTAACAACAATAAGTTTAATACTTATGTAAATAAAAAATTCACTCAATATGGCAACTAGAATTAACCAAGATTTTTGGGTTACAGAGACCAATAAATCATTTAAAGATTTCTTCAACAAATTTTGCTCAAACAAAAATCATTGGGGTATTAAATTAAATGGTGAAGTGACAAGTATAGTAGCATCACAAGAAACTGATAATAGGTTATCAACTATATTCACCCCACAGAATATAAATGCTGTTACTGGTCAAAATGATATAAGTATTTATCAATTTTTAATAATGGTTTCAATTATGTTGAATGAAACTGGTGGTACTTTTATTTTAGCTAAGACTGAAGGTGGTAATGCTAAACATATGTTCAATTATAACCCAAGTGTTCCAAAAGTTAGTTATAATTGTACAAAATCTTATAGTAAAACAGCTTGTAGTGATTTAGGAAATAAATCAGCATATGATTTATTCAGAGACCCAATATTTTTAAATGTACCAGCTAGGGCCAGTATGTATAAACCAAAAAATATGAATGACCAAGTATGGCAAGGTTATACATATCCAGATGGTGAACCTGTTGGGTTAAATAATTTAAGTTTTAAACCAGCAGATACCATTAAAACCTATAATGAATTAGGTATAATAGCTGAGTGTGATTTTTATAAATTTAGAGGTCGTGGTGTTATACAATTAACTGGTAGAGGAAATTATAAAAAATGGGTTGAATATATCGTAGCCAATAAAGGAATAATACCTTTTAATTCTGCTTCTCAAGTAATAATTAATGGGTGGGGTATAGATTCAAGTGATGTGATACTAACCAAAATAACCAATACGGAATTAGATGTATTATTTTCAGATAATGCATTGGCATTGCTTGTTTTTAAAACTCATTCATCAAATAAAGCTTTGGTTGAAATGTATAATGTTAGTTCTCCAGATAGATTTATAGATTTAGCTTATGCGTATGCTGTTTCAATAGGTGGTAATCAAAAGTATGGGACTTTGTTCGCTAACAGGGTTTTTGAAATTGTGGAAAATATACCAGATTGGGTAACAGCAGCTTCAAGTACACCCCCAGTTGCTTAAAAACTTGCATCTTATCGATTTAATTCGTACCTTTGTAAAATGAAGGTGGCGAATATTGTTTCAACCAGTAATGTAAAAGTTTCAGATGAATTTAATGTGGTGAAGGCTATGGGTGAAATAATCCATAACCTTCCGACATTAATCGTAGGGTATGATTATGTAGATAGACACTACCCTAATTTTGATATTACCAATATAAAATTAGGTGAAAACCTTTATTGGACATTTAAAAGAACCGAAAGACGTGATAAGTTTGAGGAAGATTTGGAATGGTTTAAAACCAAAGTATTTGTCGACCTAACAAAACAAGTTAATTATGTGTTTGTTGACCCAATACAACAAAAGACACGAGTTCTTTGGAAAATCATTAGAAAAATTGCTAATTTAAAACATAAAATTACGTATATACAAGGTGAAATGGTCTACGTATATGGCGATAATCTAATATTCGGAATTGATTTGAAGTTATTACGTTTTATGTCAATGAACATTGACAAAATAAAAGATAAGATAAAACAAATCAGTGATGTCTTTTTGGATGACGATAAGATACTTATAGAATATAAAAAAAATGTAGGGAAACTTGGTGAACAAGTTAAATACATACCCTTTTTATATTCTATACGAAATAATGTTATAAAAACTTGCACTATGTAGAATTTATTAGTATCTTTGTAATGTGAAGTTTAATAAAGCTTATAAATTTAGAATTTACCCAAACAAGTCTCAAACTAAATACATTGAGGGTTGTTTTAATGCATGTAGATATGTTTATAATGTAAGTTTAGATTGTGAGAAACAATTATATGATTTAGGCTGTAAATCTAATTTGTCAGCATTTGGGTTAGGTTATCATTTGAAATTTTATAAAATTTCAACACCATGGTTAAATGAATACGATTCTTTGGCTTTAGAGTTTGAAATGTCTAATTTAGCTAGTAGTTATGAAAAATTTTTTAATGGTGGTGGATTTCCAAAATTTAAAAGTAAAAATGATATTAAACAAAGTTTTAGAACTAGAATAAATATTAAGGTTTTAGATAAAAAAATTAAAATACCAAAGTTAAAAGAACCAATAAAAGCTGTTTTACATAGAAAAATAGAAGGCAAAGCAAAACAAATTACCATATCTAGAAAAAATGGTAAATATTATGCTTCAGTGATGTGTGAAATTGAAAAAGATATCAAACCAGTTTATATTAGTAAAGAAGTTGGTATTGACCTTGGTATTAAATCATTTTTGACGATGGATGATGGTAGAAAGGTCTATAATCCATTGTTTTTAAGGAGTGAAGTTGAATATTTGAGTAAACTACAAAGACGATTATCTAAAGCTAAAAAACAATCTAATAATTATATAAAATTAAAAAATAAAGTAGCCAAGCTTTATGAGAAAATATCGAATAAACGAAAAGATTTTTTACATAATGTATCATCGAATTTAGTAAATGAATTTGATAGGATATATATGGAGGATTTGAATATATCTGGATTAACCCGTTCAGCTAAAGGGTCTATAGAAAATCCAGGTAAAAAAGTTAAACAAAAATCTGGTCTAAACACATCAATACTTGATGTAGGTTTGGGTGAATTTAAGACAATGTTAGAATATAAGACAAAATTTAGCGGTAAAGAATTGATTAAAGTTAATAGATTTTTCGCCTCAAGTAAAACTTGTTCTAATTGTGGTGAAAAAAACACTAATTTAAAATTATCTGACAGGATATGGGTTTGTAACAACTGTAATACTGAATTAGATAGAGATATAAATGCTGCTATTAACATTAAAGCAGAAGGTAGACGTTCTTTGATAGAAATATAAAAAAGATGGGCGGTGTAACGTCCAATTTTATTGTTCCGAGATATCTCATTAGAGATATTGTTGACGACAAGAATTTTTTAAATTTAGGTATAATATAAATTAAAAGTAATTACAACAACCGAAGTAAGCTCTCGGCTGGGTTCCTAGTTGTTTAATATCTTAATTTTAAAGATGATTACAACAAGGACTGATTCCTCAACTCTTGTTAGGTGGTTGTTTAATATCTTAATTTTAAAGATGATTACAACGCACCAGATTAAAAAAAGCATAACTGAACTGTTGTTTAATATCTTGATTTGAAAAGTAATTACAACTACATACATGAAATGTGATATTATTTAATATCTTAAATTGAAAAGTGATTACAACTACGTGTATTACTACGCTATAATTACTTAATTTTAAAAATATTTACAACAGCCTCATTCATATTCCATATTTTCAATAATTATTGACTATTTATTCAATAGAAACTTCTATTGAAATGGATAAAACGATATTATTAGCCTCATTCATCTTCCCAGAAAGGGTTGATTGGTTTCTAAGTTATCTTGAGGCTAAATTTAGTATAACCAAAGACAAAGTTTTCTGTTATAAAAATCTAGATGACGAATCTAAGGTGATTATGACTTTTAAGCTGGCTATTCCAGAAGGTAAGCGTTATAACCTTAAAGAACTATTCCCAAGTGCGATACCAATACATAAAAAGGGAAACGCCCTATACACCATAAATGCACTCAATAGGCTCATAGACCTAAAGAATGGTGATTCAGTAGGTAACGTTGATAATAAGTCGGTTATAATCGATTGGAATGAATACCAGAACAAATTACTTCTAACCAATGGGAAAGAATTGTCTTTTTTGACAATTGAACGTGTTTTTTAGCTATTTCGGGATATTTATATAAAAGATAACACTATTCAAACCAAACTGTTATGGAAAACAAAGAAATAAAAAAAGACGATAAAAACCTGGATAAAGCATTAGATGGGTTTTTAAACACTGAGAATCAAGACCCTAATTTGGACTGTTCTTCTGGTGTTTGCGTTATCAAGGGCGATAAAAGCCTAGTAGAACGTATTAACAAAAAAATAATTACCGAAGACGGTAGACAACTTTTATTCTAATCATATACATGAAAAAGAAAAAAATTAACCCAGCTTTATTGAAAGAGGTCCTTAACAGATTCAATCTATTGAATGAGTATGACTTCTATCAAGAGAAGAAGGAGTTACCAGAGTATAAAGACCTCATCCTTGGTGATATTGATGAAGAAGAAATGCCAGATGATGCAAAACCAGATGATGGTAAATTAAACGACACAACAGCTGATGCTGATGCTAAAGATGTTGGTGATGATTTAGGTGTTGATGGTGGTAATGATGATGCTGAAGGTGGTGAAACCGTTGGTGACATATCAGAGCCAGATTCTGACCCAACAGCTGATGAACCAGCTCCAGAACCGACTCCAGCCCCAGAACCAGAAAGTGATGATGTAGAAGTTGATGTAACTTCTTTGGTTAAAGGTTCAGAAGAAGCTAAACATGCTGCTGATATTGCTAGTCATAATTCAGAAATGATTATGCAACAATTGAAACACTTGGAAGCACGTGTTGCAAGTATGGATAAAGTTAGTGGTAAAATTGAAGACCTTGAAAAGGAGATAATTAAACGTAACCCAACACCTGTTGAAAAATTAGAAATGCGTTCACTTAGTTCTTACCCTTATTCACAAAAACTAACAGATTATTGGGCTGATAAAGAAGGTGCATATGATGTTATGAATAAAGATAATGAAAAGAAAGAATATGTCTTAACAAAAGATGATGTTGATACAGATTATAGCGACACAAATGTCAAAAAAAGCTTCACAGTAAATCCAGACCAAAATGATTACGAAGAAGAAGATATCTAAGTAACAATCAATTACAATATTAAAAAGAAGCCTCTTAAATAGAGGCTTTTTTCGTTTATAAAAATAAATTTTGGTTCAAACTTGCATCCATGGAAAAACCTTCGTATCTTTGTAAAAATGATTATATTTTATGATTAATTTTCATGAAAATATATGAAAATATTACTTGACTTTTACAGATAAATTAGTATCTTTGTATTAGCTAAATTAAAGAAAAATAACAAACAAATATAAACAAGAAAAAAAACAAAATGAGTGAAACAAAATCAAATCCGTTAGAGGCAATGTTAGCCCAATACGAGACAAACAACAAGCCAAACAACAAGCCAAAGTTCACACCAAGAGCTGAAGCAAAAGTCTATGACTTAAAAAATTACTTTAACACTTTCATGAAAGATGGTGTTGATACTGCGAAAAAAGAAATTCGTATTTTACCAACAGCTGATGGCACAAGTCCATTTGTTGAAATGTACGGACACAAGCAACAAGTAGAAGGAGAATGGAAAACTTTTCCATGTTTGAAACATGAGAAAAATGAAGCTTGTCCTTTCTGCGAAGCTCGTGAAGCTTTATTAGCAACTGGCAAAGATTCTGATAAAGAATTGGCTAAAAAATACAACGCAAAATTAATGTACGTTGTTAAACTTATCGACAGAGACCACGAAGATGAAGGGGTTAAATTCTGGAGATTCAACCACGATTACCGTAAAACTGGTATCATGGATAAAATTCACGGATTACTTTCTTCTTTGAAAAAAGATAGAGATTTCTCTAATGTGGATAATGGTCGTGATTTAGTTATCACTATCAACAGAGACCAAAATAAGAAACCAGTTGTTTCTTCAATTGTTGCTTTAGATGCAAGTCCTCTATCAGAGAATGCTGAATTGAAAGCTACATGGGTTGCTGACACAAGAACATGGGAAGATGTTTACAGCGTAAGAAAATACGACTACTTGGAAATCATCGTTAAAGGTGGTGTACCAGCGTGGGATAAAGCAACAAACAAATTTGTTGACAAAGCATCTTTAAAAGCTGAAGATGGTGAAGCTCTACAACAAGAGTTAACCATTGGTGTTGAAAATGTTAAAGCTGGTGTAACAACTGCTACTAACACTTCGACTCCACCACCAGCTGGTGAAGGTGATGACTTACCGTTTTAATTAAGGGTTTTATACTAAACAAGAGAAGGTTGGAAACAGCCTTTTTTTGTTCAAAATAACAAAAGAAATAGAACATGAATTAATAATGGCTAAAAAACCAAGTAAGAGTGGTGCGACTGAAACAGTAGGAAAATCAGTAGAAAAAAAACCACTTGAAAAGAAAACATTCGATAACAAAGCATTTAAGAAAAATTTAGGATTAGGTGCTCAAATCGTAAAAGAAAAAGAATTATCATGGATACCTTTTAAAAAAGCGTTCCATGATGCAGTAGGATTACCAGGTGTACCACGTGGTTACACAACACAGTTTAGAGGTTTCTCAGACGTAGGTAAATCAACAGGTATTTATGAAGCACTAGCTGGTGCACAAAAATTAGGTGACTATTGTATCATAATAGACACTGAGGGAAGTTTTAATTGGGAACACGCTAGATTGGTTGGTTTCAATTATGAAGAGGTTGTAGATGAAGATGGTGTAGTTATTGATTATGATGGACCAGACTTTATGTACTTCGGTGGTTCGGATTTATTAGCTTTGTATCAAAATTATGATTACAAAGATTCTAACATGAAAAAAGAACCATTAAGATTCATTCCAGTGGTTGAAGATATCGCTCGTTTAATTAATGAAATACTTGACAAACAAGCAAGGGGTGAATTCCCACATAACATTACATTCCTTTGGGATTCTATTGGTTCAATAGGTTGCTATCAAGGTGCTATCTCAAACACAAATAATAATATGTGGACTGCTGGTGCATTGAAAAGAGAATTCGAATCAATTCTTAACTACAGAATTCCAGCATCAAGAAGAGAAGGTTCTCCTTACATTAATACATTTGTTGCTGTTCAAAAGATTTGGTTAAGACCAAACGCTGTTGGACAACCGACTATAATGCACAATGGTGGTGAAGGATTCAAATATGGCGTTAGAATGATTTTCCACATGGGCGGTAAGTCAACTTCATCGGCTAAAAAATTAGATGCAACAATGGGTGGTAAATCATATTTGTTCGGTGTTAAAACTGATATTGAATGTGTAAAGAATCACGTTAATGGAATTGAGAGAATGGGCTCTATTTGTTCAACACCTCATGGATTCCTTAACCCAGAAGATAAAAATAAATACGTTAAAGATAATAACGCATTTATAAACGCAAAACTAGGTACAAATTATTCTGATTTTGAAGTGAAAGAAGAAGATTTAGCTGCGGATGCATACGAAAAAGAGTAATAACCCTTTAAATAAGGAACTGTGAATAAAAGACCACCACGTAACGGTGAAATTGTTGAGAAGACACAAAATATATTATTGGTAGACGGGAATGCCCTATTTAAAGTAGGGTATTTTGGTGCCAAAGATTCATATAACAAACATGGTCAGCACATAGGTGGCTTATATTCATTCCTTACGATACTTCGTAAAATGCTTACTGAAGATTTATATCACAGAGTATTTGTATTCTGGGATGGTAATTTTAGTGGTAAGCTTCGTTATGAAATATATGAGCCGTATAAAAGTAGTCGTGGTAAAGATTACAAAAACGGAACTCAACCGATTGACGAATCAGAACTAGAACAACGTAGACTAGTTTGGGATTATCTAAATGAAATGTATGTTAGACAACTTAAACACGAGGTAATCGAGAGTGATGACTTCATAGCATATTATTGTCTAACAAAGAAACCTAACGAGAAGATAACTATTTGTACAACTGATAGAGATTTTTGTCAACTGATTTCTAACGACATAAGAATTTATTTTTTAGATTTAAAGACTTTAGTTGACTCTACCAATTATTCTTCGTATTTTTGCCATTATCAAGAGAACTCAGTTTTGTTAAAAACAATGGCTGGAGATACTAGTGATACAATAAAGGGTATTAAGGGATTAGGTGAAACAAAACTATTATCTTTATTTCCAGAATTGAAAGAAAGGAAAGTTACGTTAAATGAGATTCTTGCTCATGCTAAAAAACAACAAGAAGACAGAATAGAAAAAAAATTAAAACCTCTAAAGATATTAGATAATATCGTTAACGTGGTTACTGATGGTGTACAAGGGACTAGACTCTACGAAATAAATGAGCGACTAGTAAACTTAAAAAAGCCTCTACTAACAGAAGACGGGATAAGAGAGTTAGAACAATTGATTGATGGTACCCTTGACTCATCGGGTAGAGATTTAAAAAATGTTCTTATAATGATGAAACGAGATGGGTTAGACGATGCAATAGGTGAGATTAGGTATCCAGATTATCTTACACCTTTTCAAAAACTTATTGATAGAGAAAAACTTTTTATTAACACTTAAACCAAACCAAAATGACAACAAACACTAACACAACAGCATTCGAAAACAAAAGACCAGACCAAAGATTTGAGTTTGCGTTGTACATCAACCAAACAAAATTTATAGTACAACGTTTTTTTGACATTCGTGATTTTAATGAAGATTCACTTAAATCTGCTGAACTAAAAGAGCTTATGGATAACATAGCTGGACTTAACATTGATTCATTCGGTGGAATGGGTATCATACCTAAATTCTTAAAGCAGAAATCAATAGATTATTTATGGAATAATTATAATCCATATTATGTTCAACAAGAAGAAATAACTAAAAATGTCAACGACAAAATAGATAATTTTCAATTTGAAATTCGTGTTGATAAACGCATAGTTGCTAAGAGTGAATTCTCTGGAAATATCTTCCCACCAAAGGTAAGATATGATGTTAACATCAAAGAAATAATTCCTTCGATAATGGCCGAAATTCGTCATTTTTTGGCACAAAAAAAATATAACGTAATTGAGGTTTCACCGACTGCTTACGATATTTATTATAACGAAGAGTTTTAAAAAAAGACACTGAACAAATGGCAAAAATTGACAAAAATAGCTTAGGATACTTGGGGTTTGATTACCAAGTACGCTTAATGGCACAAATATTAACAGACAGAAAATTTGCCAATTCAATCATTGATATTATTGACCCAAATTATTTTGAAGACCCATACTTAAGAATCATCGCAGCAACTGTAAAAGATGCAAAAAGAGAAGATGATATAATACCAGATGTTGGTAGTCTTGAATTTAGATTATTAGAAGATGTGAAAGAGGACATACAACGAAAGTATGTCCTTGCACAACTTCAGAAAGTAAAAGAAGCTAATCTTAACGACACACTTAAAGTACAAGACATCGCAATGAAGTTTTGTAAACAACAAGAGTTAAGAAAAGCGGTAAAAGAAATCACAAAAATTATTGATAGAGGTGATTTGGAAGACCATGAACAATGTGAAGCTATTTTAAGGAAAGCATTAGAGCATGGTGATAATAAAGATATTGGTATGGATGTTTTATATGACATCGCATCAGTATTAGAAGATGATTTTAGAAAACCAATACGTACAGGTATTTCTGGACTTGATGAGGTAATGGATGGTGGTTTATCTAAAACAGAATTGGCAATTATACTAGCACCATTTGGTGTTGGTAAAACAACAATGATGACCAAGATAGCTAACACAGCTATGATGGATGGTTATAACGTTTTACAAATATTTTTTGAAGATAACCCTAAAGTTATCCAACGAAAACATTTATCTTGTTGGTCAAAATATGACTTAAATAGTTTATCGTTACACAAAGAAGAAATTCTAGAAATGTGTAATAACATGACAACAAGTACAAAAGATGGTAAAGGAAAACTAAAGCTAGTTAAATTTTCTAGCGATGGTACTACAATACCAATTATTAGACAATACATTAGAAAGTTGATAGCCCAAGGGTTTAGACCAGATATAGTGTTGCTAGATTATATTGATTGTGTCGAACCATCAAGAAAATTTGATGATGTTAATGCTGGTGAAGGTAGTGTAATGAGACAATTTGAAACATTACTATCTGAATTGGATATAGCTGGTTGGACCGCAGTACAAGGTAATAGAAGTTCGATTAAAGCAGAAGTAGTTGAAGCTGACCAAATGGGTGGTTCAATTAAGAAAGCACAAATAGGACACTTCGTTTTATCAATAGCAAAAACACTTGACCAAAAAGAGAATAATACAGCTACTATGGCAATACTTAAATCTCGTTTTGGTAAATCTGGACTTGTTTACGATAACATACGATTTGATAATTCAACAATTCAAATTGATATGGGAGCAAACACTGGAGCAAGAACCCAAGTGGAACACAAGAAAGATACTGAAGTTTCATCTCAATTAAGAGTGAACGCAGTAATGGAAGCTGCTAAAAGCCGTACAAAAGCTTTAGGTGGACCCACCGAAACTGGTGAGGAAAATAAAATAACAAATAATTAGACAAATGAAATTAAATAATGGATTTATCGACAAGCATATTATCGGACATTACTGTCCATATGAAATACGCTAAATTCATACCCGAACTAAAAAGACGAGAAACATGGTATGAATTAGTAACAAGAAATAAAGAGATGCACCAAAAGAAGTATCCTCAGATAAAAGATGAAATCGAGGCTGCTTACAAATTAGTATACGACAAAAAAGTATTACCTTCAATGCGTTCTCTACAATTCGGTGGAAAACCAATTGAAATTAGTCCTAACAGAATTTATAACTGTGCTTATTTACCAATAGATGATTGGAGAGCATTCGGTGAAACAATGTTTCTTCTATTAGGAGGTACTGGAGTAGGTTACTCTGTACAAAAACATCACGTTGAACAATTACCAGAGATTCGTAAACCTAATACCACAAGGAATAGAAGGTTTTTAATTAGTGACAACATTGAAGGATGGGCTGACACTATTAAAACACTTATGAGAGCTTATTTTGAAGGGCTTTCAACACCAGACTTTGATTACTCAGATATTCGTCAAAAGGGTGCTTTGTTGATTACTAGTGGTGGTAAAGCTCCTGGTCCTCAACCACTTAAAGATTGTGTTCACAATATTAAAAAAATACTTGATGCTAAAAATGATGGTGATAAATTAACACCATTGGAAGTTCACGATATTGTTTGTTTTATTGCAGATGCAGTATTAACAGGTGGTATTCGTAGAGCAGCACTTATTTCATTATTCTCAATGGATGATGAAGAAATGCTTACATCAAAGATTGGCCCATGGTGGGAACTTAACCCACAAAGAGGTCGAGCAAATAATTCAGCTGTAATACTTAGACATAAAATTACTGAAGAAAGATTTTTTGACCTTTGGAAAAAAATTGAAGGCTCTGGTTCTGGTGAACCAGGTGTTTATTTCTCTAACGATAAAGATTGGGGTACCAATCCGTGTTGTGAAATAGCTCTTCGCCCATATCAATTCTGTAATCTTTGTGAAATAAATGCTTCAAATATTATATCACAAGAAGACCTTGAAGAACGTGTTAAAGCGGCTTCATTGATTGGTACATTGCAAGCTGGTTATACAAATTTTCATTATCTACGTGACGTTTGGAAACGTACAACAGAAAAAGATGCATTGATAGGTGTAGGTATGACAGGTATAGGTTCTGGTACTGTTCTTAAATATGACCTTGAAGCTGCGGCTAAAGCTGTTATGAAAGAAAATACTAGAGTTGCTAAATTAATTGGAATAAATAAATCAGCAAGAACAACTACTGTTAAGCCTTCTGGAACATCTTCATTGGTGTTAGGAACAGCTTCTGGTATTCATGCATGGCATAACGATTATTATGTGAGAAGAATTCGTGTTGGTAAAAATGAAGCTATTTACACATATTTGTCAATTTATCACCCAGAATTGATTGAAGATGAGTATTTTAAACCAAAAGAACAAGCAGTTATTTCAGTGCCAGTTAAAGCACCAGAAGGAAGTATATTTAGATTCGAATCACCAATGGATTTATTAGAACGTGTAAGGTTATTCAACACCAAATGGGTTAAATCTGGTCATAGAGACGGTCAAAACACTCATAACGTGTCTGTAACTGTTAGCATAAAGAAAGAGACTGAGAAGGTATCTAAATTGGATGATAACGGCATTCAATTATTAGACAGCAACAGTCAACCAATAATGGAAGACAGACGTGATTCTGATGGTAATATCATTTACAAGGTAAATGAATGGCCAGCAGTTGGAGAATGGATGTGGGCTAATAGAACAACGTTTAACGGTATATCTGTATTACCGTATGATGGTGGAACTTATATTCAAGCTCCTTTTACTGATTGTTCAAAAGAAAAATACGAAGAAATGATGAAATCATTATCTAATATTGACCTTACAAAGGTAATAGAAATGACCGATAATACTAATTTATCTGGCGAAGCAGCTTGCAGTTCGGGCGGCTGTGAAATTAACGTTGATGAATTAGTCAAAGAAAAATAATTTAAAATTAAAAAGTAGAGAAAATCTCTACTTTTTTTTGTCTTTTTATTTACTTCACAATATTTATAGGTATAATTATGATATAAATGTGAAGTTATGAAAAAAGCTGAAATGATAAATAAAAAATTTGGTAAATTAACACCAATATCAGAACATTCAACAACAAGGAATGGTCATATAAGATATGAGTGTATTTGTGAATGTGGAAATACAACAAATGTTCTTGGGACACATTTGAGACAAGGAAACACAATATCATGTGGTTGTGCGAATAAAATTGGAAAAGAACATAAACAATGGAGTGGTGTTGGTGAAATGTCTGGTGATTTTTGGTATAACCATATTGTTAGAAGTGCTAGTGGTGGTAAAGGTCGAACACCTATTGATTTAACGATAACTAAAGAATATGCTTGGGAATTATTCATCAAACAAAATCGTAGATGTCGTCTTAGTGGTGTTGAAATTAAATTCCCGATTAAAAACAAAGATACATCATATACAGCTTCACTTGACCGTATTGACTCATCTAATGGTTACATAGAAGGTAATGTACAATGGGTTCATAAAGATATTAATATGATGAAGAGAACCTATAATAATGACTATTTCATAAGAATGTGTCAGTTAGTTAACAATAATCAACGTGGATAAATGTTTTGAATGTGATAGTGAAAACGACATACACTATCACCATGTGATACCTAGAACACTTGGTGGTGTTAAAACAATACCATTATGTTGTGTTTGTCATGGTAAAGTTCATGGGTTGGATTTTACTAAACATGGTACTTTAATCAAGTTAGGGTTAGCTAATTCAACAAAAATAGGTGGTCAACCAAGAATTGATAAAGAATTACAAGTCAATATCTTAAAAATGAAAGCTGAAGGATTAAGTAATAGAGCGATTGGAAGGTTACTTAATATATCTCATTCAACTGTTGGTCTTTATGCTGGTGGTGCTTGTGAAATAGATATTGTTAAATCCGATTTGGTCAAACACTAAAAGAAACATAATTAAAAGAGGGGCCTAGAGCCCCTTTTTTTATTTCCCATATTTACTTACAAAAATAGTTTAGTATTATATTTATCTATAAAACAAGCTATGGCTAATGGTAAATACATAAACATCAACTATCCGTTCAAAGATAGTCATAAAGGGTTCTTTTTGGACCTAAATTCGGATGATAATGCAGCTATTAAGGCTGACCTAATGCATTTGATACTAACTCGTAAGGGTCAAAGACTTTACCTACCAGATTTTGGAACAGATTTATTGAAATTCATCTTCGAACCAGAGGATGGAATGACACTTGGTGACATTAAACAAGAAATAACAAATGTCGTAAAGAAATACTTACCTAAGCTAAACATAACAAACATAAGTGTTGACCAATCAAGCGATAGCGAATATGCAGCTGTTGTTAGACTTGATTACACAATAATAGATGATGTCTTTTCAACTACAGACTTCGTAATAATTAATATTTAACATGGCAAATCAAGGAATAAATTATACATCACGTAACTTTGCTGACATTCGTTCTGACTTAGTGGATATGGTTAGACAATACTACCCAGAAATTTTTAATGATTTTAACGATGCATCTGTAGGTATGATGATTCTTGAATTAAACGCTGCGGTAGGTGATATGTTATCATTTAATACCGACAGAATGTTCCAAGAAACACAAATTGATTATGCTCAAGAACGTAAATCAGTTTTATCAATGGCAAGAACCTTCGGATTAAAAATTCCAGGAAAACGCCCAAGTGTTACCATAGTAGATTTTAGTGTTGTAGTACCAGTATTTGGTGATACATTTGACATTTCATATGCGCCAATAATAGCTGCTGGTTCTCAAGTTACTGGAGCTGGTAAGGTTTTTGAAACATCTGATGATATTGATTTTTCAAGTCCGTTCACTCTTGGTGGTATACCAAATAGATTAATAATACCAAATTTTGATGCAAACAACAATTTAATTAACTATACACTTGTTAAAAGAGAAATTGTAACAAATGGTTTCACCAAAATATTCAAAAGAGTTCTTACATCAACAGATGTTAAACCATTTTTAGAAATTGTTTTACCAGATGATAACGTATTATCAATTGATTCGGTAATAACTCTTGATGGAACAAACATAACAAAGAATCCAGCAGCTGACCAATTTTTAGATTTAGACAAACAATGGTTTGAATTAGATTCTTTAGCTGAAGATAAAGTGTTTATTGATGACACAAGTAAAATAAGTGATAATGCTGGTGTAAGACCAGGAAAATGGATATCAGTTACTCGTAAATTCATTCGTGAATATACCGATTTAGGTTTTACCAAAATGATTCTTGGTGGTGGAACACAAGACACTAGTAGTCTTTGTGATTTCGATACCAATACAGCATTGGTTAACCAAATAGGTGACTTTATAAACAATATGTCATTAGGTGTTACACCTACAGCTAATACTACTATGTTTATAAAATATAGAGTAGGTGGTGGTGCAGATACAAACATAGGTCCAAATGTATTAACCAGTGTTGGTCAACTTAACATGACAGTTAATGGTAATGATGCAAATATAAACAGTGGGGTTGTAAATAGCCTTAAGGTTAATAATGCGTTTCCAGCTTTAGGTGGTAGAGATATTCCGAGTGTGGAAGAAGTTAGAAACATGGTTAGATATAACTTTGCGGCTCAAAATAGAGCAGTAACAATAAAGGATTATCAATCTAGAATAAGTTTAATGCCTGGAAAATTTGGTGTTCCATTCAGAATTGGTGTATTCGAAGAACAAAATAAGATTAAGATTTATGTTTTAGGTCTGGATGCTGATTCTAATTTGACCAATACATCAACTAGTGCTTTAAAAGATAATATTACAACTTATTTGGCTGATTATAGAATGCTTAATGACTATATTTCAATAGCAGACGGTAGAATTATAAATTTAGGTTTCCAAATAGACTTATATGTAGATAAAAAAGTACCGCAATCACAAATAATTAGTCAAGTAATTAATGATGTACAAACATTTTTAGATATTAATAAGTTTCAAATGGGTGATACAATATATCTATCACCATTGATTGAAACAATAAACAATGTTGGTGGTGTTACAAACGTAATTGACCTTAGAGTTTATAATAAAGTTGGTGAAGGTAAGTATAGTCTTAACGAAATCAGCCAACCATATTTAGATACCAACACTAGACAGATAGATATATCACAAGACTATACAATATTTGGAGAACCAACTAGTATGTTTGAGATTAAATATCCAAACATGGATATTCAAGTAAGAGTTAAAACATAAGGTTTCCTTATTGGTCTCTGATAGTATATTTGTACAAATAACGTTTCATTAAAAATAATAAACATGGGTTGCAATTGCAAAGGTAATAATAAAAATATTGATAGTTACTTAACAGACGGTACTAAATCACAAGAAAAAATAGGTCCATTAATTGGAACTTACATTTTAAAATCAATTGCTTTTATATTAATGATAGCGGCTTTACCTATCATTAATTTATTTATAATTTGGTTCATTTTTAGAACATTAATGCTTAATAAAGAGGTAAATATTAAACCTTTATTAACTGTTATCGGAAAGAAATTCCAAGATAAATCAGAAGATGATGAGGAAGAAGACTATGATAATTTAACCAAAGACGATGTTGTCTTGGTAAACGTAGAAGAAATAACAACGAATAGTAAGTAATATTAATGTCAAATACAATAAGAATAAGAACCACACCAAACGGAAGTGATAGTTACTTAAAGGTAAAATTAGAACAAGATTTTGATTTTATTGAAATTTTATCTTTAAAAATATCTCAAGAAGATACCTACAGAAAATTTTGTTCTGATTATGGGACTATTGTTGGTAGAGTAATCATCAATAATGGATTCGGTGTTCCAAACGCTAAAGTTAGTGTGTTTATTCCATTGGATGATATTGATAAAAATGACCCTTTAATCAAAGGGTTATATCCATTTGAAGTTATAACAGATAAAGATAATGATGGTATTCGTTATAATTTATTACCTAAAGATGCCGACCCAACAAATGAATGTTTTACACCTATAGGTACATTTCCTAGTAAAAGAGAAGTTCTTGATAATGATACGTTATTAAGTGTCTATTGCAAATATTATAAATTTACAACAACTACAAATCACGCTGGTGATTTTATGTTATTCGGTGTTCCATTAGGAACATATACTGTTCACGTTGATGCTGACATGTCAGATATTGGTATTGGCTCACAAAGGCCATATGACCTTATCAGTCAAGGTACACCATCAAAATTGTTTTACAGCCCTACAAAGTTTAAAGAAGACAAGAATCTAGATAAACTCATACAAGTTAAAAGTATGAACGCTGGGGTTAATGTACAACCATTCTGGGGAGATTCAGAAAATTGTGAAATAGGTATAACTCGTTTAGATTTTGATTTAAACTATAGTCTTAGACCAGCAGCTATCTTTATGGGTAGTATATATGGCGACCAACACAAACATTCTGTTAATAAAAGATGTCGTCCTAGAAAAAAATTAGGTGAGGTTTGTGAACAAGTCACAGAACCAGGTTCAATAAACATGATTCGTAAAACACTTGACGGTCAAATAGAAGATTTTGATGTTGAAGGTGGTAGAGTAATTGACGATGATGGAACTTGGGCTTATCAAATACCGATGAATTTAGATTATATGGTTACTGATGAAGAAGGTAATCTAATATTATCTCAAGACCCTAATTTTGGTGTTCCAACACGTGCACGTGTTAGATTTAATATCGGAATGGATGAAACAGGTGGTGAAGGAAGACTTAGAACACGTGCAAGATATTTAGTACCAAATAATCCTACTAATCCTAGTGAAATAGATTATACATTCGATTCTACAACAAAAGATACTAGTTTTAGGGATTTATATTGGAATAAGATTTATTCAGTTTCCAATTTTGTTTCTAGATTTCAAAAAGAATTAGATGTATTACCTGTTAAGACAAGAGCTATGACAGGTATGAAAAACGTTGATGCGTGTGCTGGGGATAAAACACCTTTCCCATACAACAGAGTCAACACAGAATTAAATCCTATTTTCTTTATAATTTGTTTGATTATAAAGATAATTGCGTTTCTTATTTATATAATGAATTTTATTTTTATACCTTTAATAAACACTATTATTGATATAATAAATTCGGTAATTGGAGGTATCGTCAGTGTAATTAACACCATTATTAGTGCTGTTAATAGTCTACCAGGTGTTAATATAAGCACTATTAATTTTTCACCAATACCACACGTAGGTTGTCTTACAGTTAAATGTCCAGAGGATGATACGAAATATTTTGCGCCTGGATGTAAGAGTGGTACATCTGGCTTTAACGCTGCTAACCCACATCCAGATTTCTATTGTGGTGATAGTGTAGGTCACTCATGTACACTTAGTGATTATGCTGTTGGTCTTGATGATTGTATTGCATTTGAAATGGCTAAAACACTTGATTTATTTCAATTTGACTTCTACAATGATTGGGTTAATGGAACTTTATTTGGTTTCTTATTGAAATATAAAAAGAAAAAGAAGGGTAGAGAAATATTCTGTGAATATGACTGTCAAGATTTTGGTGGTGGTGTTGATGGGAACAATAACGGTGTCGGTGATAATAGTTGTTTTAATAACCTATTATTAGATACTTGTTTTGATAATACAGGTCATTATAATTTAACTGGTACCAATTATCAAAGTGAAATGACAAGTTTTAGTCTTAGAGATGGTCTAATTAAAAAAGTTGGTGACGAGTTTTTCTATGCTGCAACAACACATGATACTAATTATAAATTATTTGCAACCGAACTAATAACATTAGGTTCAGTATTTGAATGTGATTGGCAAGGAATTCCAATGATTCAACCTTATTTGATTCCAACAACATATAAAATACCACCAGATGTTCTTGAATTTGCGGCAGATAATATTACAGTTGAAACTTGTGGTATGGTATCTATTGGTGGAAGTACCAGAGGATTATTCTTCGACATTAATTGTTTAGGTCTACATGTAGACTATGAACAATGTTTAAATTTACGTCACATATGTGAAATGGGTGTTGATATAGATGAAGCTCAAGAAGATGCTTTTGGTAATATTACTGTGCAATCAGATTGTATTATTGGTGTTAGTGATATCGATGATAATCATGGTAAATTCTTTAGAGATGTTTATTATGGTTTAAATAATTCAGCAACACCTTGGGTTGGTATAACTAACTTAACAATACCACCACTTGGGTTCACAACTAATTTTAATACAGGTGACCTTGGTAACTATGACTTCACTAACTCATCACAAAATGGTGTTGACTATGTTAATTTTAGAAACTATAGCTTTGCTGGTATACCACAACCTCAAACTAATTTTGGTCAACCATCTCATTCATTTTATTTCTATTTCGGTATCCTTCCAGGAAAAACCGCATTAGATAAAATGAATCAAAGATTCTTTACTCATTGTAATGCGGTAACTAGAAATGATTTATTAATTCAATCAACAACTACAGCGACTACAACATCTACAAGTTCAGATGGATGTATAAGTTTTACCTTTGTTGGTGGTACAGCACCTTATTCATATACATTAGCTGGTGTATCGCCTACAATTTATGGCCCTACATCTGGCACAACCAATCCAACGCAAACAATATGTGGATTAGCCGCTGGAACTTATATAATAACTGGTACTGATTCATTAGGTAACCCAGTTAGTCAAACAGTTGTTGTACCACCTCCACCATCATTATATTGCGCTGTTGCTGTAACACAAAATGCAACTTCATCTATAAGTAATGATGGTCAAATTACAATATCAGCATTAGGTGGTGGTCTTCCACCATACATAGCTGAAGTTAAGACTTTCTTAGGTGCAACAGTATTTGGTCCAACAACAATTACAGCACCAACAACAGTTACTGGTTTAGCAGTTGATAACATTAATGGTTATAAAGTAATCATCACTGATTCTGCTAGCAATACATGTATTACAACTGGTTTAACAATAACAGGCCCTAATCCGTTGATATTATCGGCATCAACACATACAAATGTTGTTTGTTATGGAGATTTTTCTGGTGTTCTTAACCTAAGTGCAACTGGTGGTCAACCACCATTAACAATTAATACAACTGGCCCAGCTGGTTACACATCAACGTCATTGATTATGGGTGGTTTACAAGCTGGTGTTTACACAACAACAGTTGTAGATGCGTTGGCAACTACCGTAACATTAACTAGTACTATATCACAACCACCAGCACCATTATTGGTTGCGAAAACATCTACTGCTATTATGGGACAACAATGTGACCCGAATAATTATGATATACCATTCTATATTACATCTGCACCTTCAGTAATAAGCCCAGGTTCCGTATCCGTAGAATACTCTGTAGATTCTCCATCAAGTTGGGTTTCAACTGGTATGACTTATGTTAATAGTACAACTCCATTGGTGATTACATTACCAAATGGTAGCTTCACTTCTTATGTAAGAGTTAGATATAAAAATGGTTTAGGTTGTTACAGTAATTATGTGGATATTACAATTGCAGAAGTAGCATTACCACCAGCATTCTTAACACTTAATACAATAGGTATTAATAACGTTAAACAATGTACTCCAATGACTGCGGTATTTGGCTTTAATATTAGTTACTTGACTCGTGCTCCATATAGTGTAAGTTACACGATAAATGGTGGACCAGCAATTACAACTACTACATCTTCTAATCCTACTACAATAACAACAGCTGTTCCGTTAGCTTCACCATCAAGTAATAATATACTTGTAACAGTAACTGATAGCAAAGGTTGTGTTAGTCCAGTATTGCCATTAACGATTACAGTTCCAGCGACTACATTAACTTGTAATATAGTAACTACTGGTTCTGGTCCTTATACACATACGGTATCAGCAACAGGTGGTATAGGTCCTTATACAGGTACTGGAACATTCAATGATTTAAACCCAACATATACAGCAATAATAACAGATAGTGTAGGTTGTACAGCAACAGCAACAGGATAAGATTATGAGAAAATTAACTGAAGAAGAAAAAATAAATAGTGATATTATTAGAAAATTATATAAAAAAGAATATAATAAAAAATGGTGTGAACTTAACCCTAATTATAATAAAATATATACAGAAAATAATCTTGATAATGTTAAAGAAAATCAAGAAAAATGGCGTAAAAAGAATAAACCAAAAATAAAAGAATTAAGTAAAGAATATCGCAAAAACAATCCAGAAAAAGTAAAGAAACTTAAAAATACTTTAACAAAAAAACGTAAAAATAATGACCCGTCATATAAACTTATTTGTAATATTAGAACAGCTATTGGTTCATCATTAAGGCGAATGAAATATACTAAAAAATCTAAAAGCTATCAAATACTTGGTTGTTCATTTGAAGAATTCAAACAACATATAGAAAGTCTTTGGGAACCTTGGATGAACTGGAATAATTACGGTAACCCTAAAGATGGAATTATTGTTCCTAACAAAACATGGGATGTTGACCATATTATTCCAGTCTCAACTGCTAAAACTGAAGATGATGTGATTAAACTTAATCATTATTCTAATTTACAACCACTTTGTAGTTATCATAATAGATATATTAAAAGATGTAATTAATTATGCGATTAAAACAAAGACTTAATGTCGAGACATCAAAAAAATCGGTAAACACTGACACCTACTTGAAAATTAATCCAGAGAGTAAAGAAAGACTTCTACCTCCAGATGAGATTAATAAAGTAGTTAATGTTGGTGATAGATTTAATGTTGAAAGACAAAGAAGTTCATTCTATAGAATTTTAGGTACATTAAATCCTACAATATCAAATGCATTATTTAATCTTAATGATGCTTCATTGATGGATGAGTTTACATGGGCTGGTTTTAATAGTCTTGATTTTTTAGATACATCATACCCTAAAGATGCTGATGTATTGGACCCAACAGATGAGACATATTCTCAAGCAATTAAAACATATTTAACAGAACGAGATGGATGGTTTGGTTATAAAGACCCAGACTTAACTAAATCTGGTTTATGTAATTTTTTTGATATGGAACCAAAAAGAGAACGGTTCTCTTTTGTTATTGATACAATACCATACCATGCACCATTAGCACCTCCATCAAAGAATTGGGAGTTAACAATCACTTATCCTCATTCTAGCGATACAGGTCATACAATGGTTGTGGGTGGGTTATCAATTGTTGAAGCGGTACCAGCAATAGTAGCTACTAGAAATATGGTTGCATTTGGTATGCCTTCATTACATAATTTAAACATTGGTGATACTGTTAATATAACAGGAACAACTGGATTTGATGGCGAACATGTAGTTGTTAGAACTGGTTTGGATAATGGGGACCTAAAAGATTATTATTTTGTTGTGGATATCCCATCAAGTGCTGGAACAGTATCAGCACTTTCAAGAATAAATAGAATGTTTGGTGGTATAAAATCTACTTATTATTTTAGAATTTTCCGTAAGATAAAAACTAGAAACATGCCAGTGATTGAAACTGATGATTATGAAACATATCCATTGGCTTTTAGTGAAAATATTTACACGGATTCAATTTCACAATTTGTCTTCAATGAAGATATAGACGTTAGTGATTTAACTGATAATCTTGGTAGGCCATTAAGTGAACTATACTTAACAATTATTAAGACATCTAGTTCTGGTACAACAAATGACCCATTGTTTAGCAATGTATCATCTGGAATTGAAACACCATTTATTGCGGAATTAAATACAAGTAACGTTAATACATATTTACAAAATATTCCAGCAATAAATAAAATTCACAATGGTGGTTCATTACCGTTCCCATCGCATATTCCATTAGAAAATGTTGTTAGTATAACTAACTTAGATTTCTATGGTGATTTGGTAGAGTATAATATTAATGAAGTTAAGGAAACAGTTCTTGCTGATGTATCACATAGATTCAATACTGCTAATAGAGAAACAACAGCACCATTTAATTATATTAGTACAATAGGTGCTTTCTCAGCAGCTACAAGTATAAATTTAGGTCCAAGGCAAGAAGGATATTTTTATAAAGCACATCACTTGATTAAAATAAGAGATTTTTCTAGTTATGTAGAAACTGGAGACCAATTTACTGGAGGAATACCAGATTATGCGGTTACATTAGGTGATGGTAGATATTTATGGAGAGATATCTTAGATATAGGATTTAATGAAAGCAGTGATGAAATACTTGATTATCCATTTTTAAATGGTTGTCATTATATGTATAATAATTATTGTTTCAGTGTAAGAAGACAAGACCCATTTGATAATTGGGGATTATTCTATGCTAAGTTTCCAGCTGACCCAATAGGTGAGCGAATGACAGACCAATTTACAATTAATTCAGCTGACGATGTTTGCTAATAGATATAAAATAAACCTAACAACTATTGCTACTGGCACTACAGCCACTACTATTGATATACCTATTAACTTGGAGTTTCAAGTAGTGGACCAAGGCGAATTGGTTGAACGTGTGTTTGTCGAAACAGAAGTTGAAAAAGCAATAAACCCTATTCTTGATTATGAAAAGGTTAGATTTTTACCAACAACGTTAACTGGAATACATGTGGATGAAATAACATATAATATTAATATTAGTGGGGCAACTGATTATGGTGCTATTGGTTTTACAGATGATGATATTAGATTTGAAAGAAATAATTTTAAATATACTTTTTTAAATTTAGGATTTTATGACACAGATAATCCTTTAAATCAAAGGTTAATTACTGATATAACTTTATTTTCTCATTTAACACCTAATGATTTATTACCATCTGGTACTTTGGGAATACCAGGTCAACCTAAACCAGCGGCTCAAATACCATTAAGTTTTGTTGTTTCTAATCCTATACTAAATCCTAGAGGTTTTGCGGAGGGGTATCATTTATATGATTATAAAGATGAACTTAATATAGGTGATACCAAGTACCTATATATGAGAGCTAGCTTTAAAAACGCTAAAACAGGTAAGAGTATTAATCTTATGAATCAAATAGCACCAGATACCATAGATAATTTGGTACATAAATTATATACTAGGTATGTATTAACTAGAACTAACACTGGTTTCTTCTATGAATTAGATGATACATATCACGGAGATGGTACCTCTGGTCCAAATAACGTAAGTTATTTAGGAAATAACGCAACGATTAACCTTTATTTAATAAAAGCATTGTAATGGAAGTAATAAAACGTAAAATATTATTAGAAGATAGCACTGATAGAACACTTAACAGTCCAAATTGGGGTGTTATGACTGCAACTACCTTCTATATTAACGTAATGCTCACCCAAGACATGGATGATATGGGGTTATTTACTGATATGAACTATATTCAGACAGCAAATAATGCTTATGTTGCTCCAGATTATACTCTTTTGGTAAATAAATTGAGTGTTAGTGGTATTACTTTCCCATTTATGACTGGTGCAACCTCTGGTCCAATGACTGGAGTTACTGGAACGACACAAGTTGTCTTAAGATTGACTGGTGCCGTTGAATCTGACTACTATAATTACGGTAATTTACCTATAACTGGTGCTACTGATACTAAAATTGAAGATTTAAGGTCATATAGTGCTGGTACCCCCTTCATAACTGGGTTTGATATGGCCACTGAGGTGTATAATGACTATACTAATGCTATAGTAAGTGGGGTAAGTAGGGTTGTTTCTATGGCAGAGCCTAGAATATACGTATTTGATACACCAGCTGACCCTAATATAGGTACCAATTCACAGGTATATGGGTTACAGTACCAAGATTACACAGGTACTACTAGACAAGTCATTATAGATGGTATAGCAAATCAGATACCAGTAACTAATTTTAGGTATATAGGTGAAGGATGGAATCAAACCAATATTTCATTGTCAGCATTGACAAAAGAGGAGTATTTATTTGGAATAATTTCTCCACCAGAAGTGCAAAGTGATGTATTTATAGACAGAGGAATAACAACTGTAATGGATAAACATTTACGACTATCAGAAATTAAAGATTTAGGTATGTTGAGTAGATATGGAAACGGTTATTATAATTTAACAAAGCAATAAAAATATACTTTGTAAAAAACATTGTTATATTAATAAAAAACAAGAAAAATGACAACAGATATATCTTTTAGCGTACCATCAGAAAATGAACCAAAAAGGGTTAATAGATGGGTAGTGATTTTTCCTAAAGCTTTTAATTTAGAAAGTTGGGTAGTAAAAGAAACGGAAAGACCTTCAATTACATTGTCTGGTAATACTTCATCAATAAATCCGATTAAATTTGTGTTTTTGGACCCAATAGGTCCTTCAACAACTGAAAGATTATTTAAAATAATTAGGTCAACTCCAAGTATTGTTGAAGTAACAAAAAAAGAAGAAGATAACGATTTGATAAATACATTAAAAGATGGTTTTGATTATCAATTAGAACTTTTGAATTCAAGAGGTGAATCAATTGAGAAATGGACAATAGTAGGTTGTAATATAATATCAGTTGATTTTGGAAGTTTAGATTACGACATAGATAAATTAGTTACATGTTTAATGGTAGTACAACCAAAAGATTTTAAATTACATGAAAATGAAAAATAAGTTAGATGAACTGATAAAATCGGTATCGAATGATGTGATTGAATCACTATCTCAAGAAGTTAAACTTGATTGGGCTAAAGATACTAATGGTGAATATATCTATAAAGGTTTTGAAACAATTACTACGATTAAAACAAATAAACAAATAAATAAATGAAATTAACTTTTACTAATACTGAAATAAACGATATAGTTACTTTATACACTAAAGATGGACTAAACACAACTGAAATTGGTGTTAAACTTGGTA